CCAGCAAACATTGAAAAAGTAATAGTAAACGAAAGTGAAGGTAAAAAGATTGAAACTTACTTTATTAAAAACTTAGAACCTAACTTTGCAGATCAATTAGGAACAGCGGCGGCTCCTTTGCATTCAAGACCATACGGTGCTGGGCAAGGACTAAATTCAGGATACCAAAGTGTAGCCACAAGTGCAAGTAATTACTTAACTGGCTCTATAAGTGGTGTTGATCAAGGTGTGCCAGTAGATGCTAAACACATTGTTCATATAAGTTTAACAGAAGGCATGGATCATGCATGGCCTTTTGGTGTAAGCATATTAGAGCCTATATATAAAACATTCAAACAGAAAGAACTGTTAGAAGATTCTATTATTATTTACAGAGTGCATAGAGCACCTGAAAGACGTGTGTTTATGATTGATGTTGGTAATATGCCACCTCACAAAGCAAGACAGTATCTAGAACAAATTAAATACGAAGTGCAACAAAAACGTGTTCCTAACAAAGACAGTTCAGGTAATAGTGTTGCAGATTCGGCCTATAATCCAATGAGCATGTTAGAAGATTACTTCTTTGCACAAACGGCAGAAGGCAGAGGTTCAAAAGTTGATACACTACCAGGCGGTGAAAACTTAGGTCAAATTGACGACTTAAGATATTTTAATAATAAACTATTACGTGGATTAAGAATACCTGCTAGTTATTTGCCAACAGGACCAGATGATGGTTCTGCAATGTATAATGATGGTAAAGTAGGTGTTGCATACATTCAGGAATATAGATTTGCAAGATATGTAGAAAGATTGCAAAGACAGATTCAGGAAGATATGGACAGAGAATTTAAAATGTTTTTAAAGCATAGAGGAATTGATATAGATAGTAGTGGTTTTAGATTAGAATTTAACAAGCCAATGAACTTTAGTTCTTACAGAGAAATAGCATTAGAAACAGAAAGAGCACAATTATATAATCAAGTTGTTAATATTCCTTATATGGCTAACCAATTTAAACTTCAAAAATATCTAGGCTTAACAGAAGAAGAGATTAAAATAAACGAGGAGATGTGGAGAGCAGAAAACAACTACGAAAAATTCCAAGATGAAACAAAAGATATTAATCTTAAAAATATTGGCGTAAGACCAAACGATGATATAAGCACAGACCCTGATGCAGAAATACCGGCTCAAGACGCATTAGGATTAGAAGGTGCCCCAGATCAGATAAATACTGATATGCCAGGAGATGCTGGCCAAGTAACTCCAACAGGAGATATAGGATTAGGACCTGATACAACAGGTGGAGCATAATGAGATTAAACGAATTTTACAACCCAGAATTAGATAACTTTATAAAAAGATCCAAAGATGACACGAGAAAAGTGCAATTAACTCTATCTGAAATAAATAAATTGCGTAAAGTTAGAGAAATAAAGAAAGCAGAAGAGATTGAGCATAAGAAATTTGTAAAAATGATGTATGCACAACCTACAGATCAAACACCTACATTATAAACATTTTTGACACATTTTGAGTCAAAAACACACCTTTTTAACTATATAACACCCACTTCACTATAAGTATTAAATGCGGATTAATACAAACTTTGTATATTCGCGATTCTTAATTAAGGAGGCCACAATGTCAGAATCAAGAAATAAATTAGAAGAAATTCTTGAACTTCTCCTTGCAGAAGAGAACGATAAAGCCGAAGAGGCACTTCACGAGTATGTTGTTGCGAAAGCAAGAGCAGAATACGAAAAAGTGCTTGATGAGGACTCATCTGAAGTAGAAGAAGTTGAAGAAGCAGAAGAACAACCAGAAGAAGCAGTAGAAGAATCAGAAGAAGTTGACGAGGAAATGAAACCTAAGAAGTCTAAGAAAAAAGACGACGAGGACATGGACGAATCAGTAGAATCTGAAGAAGATGCTGTTGAAGAATCAGACCTAGAAGTTGACGAAGTTATTGATCAAAGCAATGATTTCGAAGATGATATTCTAACTGATGAAGAAGAAATCGAAGATGATGAGATGGGCGAGGAAATGGAAGACGGCGACTTAGAAGATAAAGTTGACGAACTTGAAGATGAACTTGACGATCTCAAAGCAGAATTTGAAAAACTTTTAGCCGATGAAGAAGGCAAAGAAGGCGACGATGCTGAAGAAGTTGAAATGGACATGGAAGATGAAATGGACATGGAATCTGTAGAATACGACCTAGACGAAGCAGACGAAAGCGACGAAGTTGTTGAAGAAGCAACTAAGATGCAAGATAAAGTAGCAGAACCTAAGGGCGGAGACGCAGACAGCAACGAATCACCATTAAGCAGTATTCCAAAGAAAACATTTGTAGCAAATTCCAAACAAGGAATTGAAAACAAAGACGGCGGAGACGGCAACATGGGTGATAACAAGCCTAAAGATCACACACCATCAGACAACATTAAAGTAGACCAAAAGAAAGCATAATGCTTTCAGGCAGTTTGAAGGAGTAAATTATGGCGGCTATTAGACAATTATATGAATATATAAGTCCGGAACAATCTAAAGTTCAATTAATTGAATCTGAAGATGGTAAGGAACTATTCATGCAAGGATTATTCATCCAAGGTGATGTAAAAAATCAGAATGGAAGAGTATATCCAAAGCATGAAATTAGCAAAGCCGTAGAAAGTGTGAGAACCAGGTTATCTAAGGGTGAAACTGTGATGGGCGAATTAGACCATCCAGAGGAACTACAGATCAATCTAGACCGCGTCAGTCATATTATAACAGATATGCACACAGATGATGCAAATGGTCTAGGAAAATTAAAGATCATAGAGACACCAATGGGTAATATTGCAAAAGCATTACTTAAGGCGGGAGCAAAACTTGGTGTATCCAGTCGAGGTTCAGGAAACGTAAACGAAAGTGGTAAAGTTTCAGACTTCGATATAGTAACAGTGGACATTGTGGCACAACCAAGTGCACCTGATGCCTACCCAAAGACTATCTATGAGAGTTTATATAACATGAGAGGCGGAGCAGTATTACACGATATTGCGGCGTCTGTTACACACGATAAAAGTGCAGAAAAACATTTAATGAAATCAATAAACGATCTCATTAATGAACTAAAATTATAGAGTAGGAGAACTACAATGGCAGTGACATTTAATGACCTACTTGAAGGAACAGACTTAACAGAAGAAGTTAAATCAGAACTTCAAGAAGCATGGGAAAGTAAAATCTCTGAAGCAAGAGAAGAACTCACTGCGGAACTTAGAGAAGAGTTTGCACAAAGATATGAGCACGATAAGTCTCAAATCGTTGAAGCAGTAGACAACTTTATCTCAGAAAAAGTTGAAGCAGAGATATCTCAGATTGCAGAGGAAAAAGAATCCCTTGCTAAGGACAGAGTCAAGTATCATAAAGCCATTAGTGAACATGCTAAACTACTTGATAAATTTGTAACTCAAGCAGTTGCGAATGAAGTTAAAGAACTTCGTGCAGATAGATCAAAAGTAAGTGAACATATTGAGAAACTCGACGAGTTTGTCACAGAGCAACTTGCTGGTGAACTAACTGAATTCCACGAAGATAAAAAATCTTTAGTAGAACAAAAAGTCAAAATGGTAAAAGAAGGTAAGAAACAACTTGCTGAGTCAAAAGCAGACTTTATTAAAAGAGCGGCTGACAAAGTAGAAGGCGTTGTAAACAACGTTATCTCGAAAGAAGTTAGATCATTCCGTGATGACATCACTAAGGCACGTGAAAACGACTTCGGTCGAAGAATTTTTGAAGCATTTGCAAACGAATATGGTGCTAGTTACCTAAACGAAAGCAAAGAACTTAAGAATTTACAGAAACAAATAGCCGATATGGAAACACAACTCAACGAAGCAAAAAATACAGTTGATAAAGAGATCGAAGCAGGGAAACTTGTTGAGAGCAAACTTAAAATTGCAAATGATCGATTCGAAAGAAAAGAGAAATTGAATGAGTTAATGGCGCCACTAGGCAAAGAGAAGAAAGAAATCATGTCTGATTTACTTGAAAGTGTTAAAACAGATAACTTAGAGAAGCAATTCAATAAGTATCTCCCATCAGTATTAGATGGTGACACACCAAGAGTAAAGAAGACGTTGTCAGAATCAGTTGTGAAGAAAGAACACACTGGTGATAAGGCACCTGTTATTACAGAAGCCAATGACGAAACTGATGTCGTCGAAATTGACGTCCTCAGAAAATTAGCCGGACTTTCAAGTTAAAGGAGTATTTAAAATGGCAGATTTATTTGAAAGCAACTGGTCCGCAACCAAGGAGGCTCTTTTAGAAGGACTTTCTGGAAACAGAAAAACTTCATTGGACGTTGTCCTCGAGAATAGTAAAAACTATTTGGCAGAGGCGGCTTCAGCAGGGGCAACTGGTGCAGGTTCAGTAGCAACATTAAACAAAGTAATGTTACCGTTAATTAGAAGGGTTATGCCTTCAGTTATCGCTAACGAACTCGTA